TAATTCCGTATATTCAAGAGTTGATAATTCTTTTTGTTCGGTTTCTACTTTAACATAGCCCGCTTGCTCCCAAGACTTCGCATAATCTTCTCTTACTTCGTCTTGTTCACCTGCGTTATATGTTTTATCGCCATTTGTAAAAGCAACTAGAACTGTAAATAATGCTTTCGTTTCCATTCTTACACCTTCTTTCTTTTAAAAAAGCCCTGGATTGCTCCAAGGCTTTATAAACTTATTATTGTACTTTAAGAACTCGTAAAGCGTTCGCTTTCTTAACGTATCCACCAACTCGGCGCTTGTATCGGAAACCGATTAAGCCGTCATTGATGTATAACTCGTTGATACGTGTAATAAAGCCCTCTTGACGGTCAATAATTTGGTACGCTTGGTTAACGTCACCAAATACCGCCACAAGGTTATTAGTTGCGACAGTCGCATCCATAGGCTCAACGTTATAAACTGTTTTACCGTTAAATACTGAAGGCGCTCCCGCTTGTAATGAAGGTTGCCATAAGTATTGGCCTTGGCTGTCTTTCATTAGGCGCATAGCCATCTCGATTTTAGGGTTAACAAGATATACACCATTTTTGCGGGCAATTGCAGGAACTTCATAAGCAACTTTAATTAAATCGTCTGCTGTTAATGTTCCAACCGCTCCTGTATTGAATCGTGTAACTGTTGATCCGTTTAAGATTCCTTCGGGTTGCGTGTTTGCGTGTCCTGTTCCTTTTAAGAATGCTAATTCCTCAAGGTTTGCATATGCTGTTGTGAATGAATCAGCTAAATATGCTTGTAAGTTAATGTCAGAATCGTCTAGTTCATCTTCACCAATTTTTGTTAAACCATAAGCATCCTCTACGTATGCGTAAGTTTCAGATGGTGTTAATGAGCTTTCGAATGAAGCTAGTTTTGGGTTAGTTTGAATTTCAATTTTACCCCAACCCATTGTTAATTCATTCATGTTAATTCTGCGGATACGATCCGATTTAGTAGTACGAACACTAGCTAGTGAACGTAATACATTTAATTGTGGTAACGCACGATAGATAGTTTGGTCAAGATCAGCCGTAACAAGAATATCACCTGTAGAATCTTGTACTAATGCTTTTCTTTCTTCTTGTGTCATGTTTTCTTTACCTTCACGAATGAATTTGAAGAAAGCATCTTTTTGTTCTTGTTGCTCTTTTGTTAAGCCTTTTTCATTTAATGCAGGCGTGCGGTTTGCTTTCGCCTCCATTGCATCAATACGTCCCTTTACTTCATTCATTGCTAAGTTAATAGCATCTAATGAATTTTTTGTTTCTTGAGAAACCGATCCAAACTGTTTAATTTCTGCATCTTGGCGTTCGCCCATTGCTTTTAACTCATTAAAGTTATTAAGCAATTGAGCTTGTAAGTCTTTAAGTTCCATAATTCTTACCCCCTATTTTTTGTGTATTTTTGCATTTCTGCAATAATGCTCTGTATTTCTAAAACGGCTTGCTGATCCTCTTTCTTGACAATGTGAGTGTTAGTAAACGGCTCAGCTTTTTGTCCTTCTGAGGCATCTACAAGTGTTTGTAATGCGGTAATCGCATCTAATACAATTTGCTTATTTTTATCACTTAGCATTTTTCCCGCTTTAAATTCTTCTTGTAAAGCTGTTGCTAAGCGCTCGATACCTTGTAAATTTTTAACGTTTGTTACGGTTGCTAATGGATTACTCGCAAAAGTTACTAGGGAAATCTCCCACAATTTAACCTCTTTAATTCGTCTAATCCCTGTGTTATTGTCCCATTCTTCCTTAACGGTGTTGTAACCAATAGAAAGCTCATCCAAAATTCCTTCTTTCATAAGGATTAACGCATCTTTACCCAATTGAGTAGGCGCAATAACTCCTTTAACATGAAGTCCTTTTGAATCTTCGGCCATGTCTGTTGGTTTTCCAATTGGTTGCCAAGGGTCATGTTGCCATAAGAATTTAACTCTGTCGCCTGCTTCTTTAAGAGTTTTCTTAAACGCTCCTGGCTCAACAATATCTTTATGAGAATCAATGTTTCCAAAAACACTTCCGTAACCTTCAAACGTTCCATTGTCTTTGGCTTTTATTTCAAATTTAAAATTTTTCAACTCTAAATTTTCCATATGGTAAAACCTCCCTTAATTATAAAGAATAGTTTAGTAGATAACTATAACTAAAAAATTCGCTATTTCTTCACCTTATAAATTTCCGTACATCTGCATTGAATGATATTCTTAGCGCTTCCGTTTGGATCACCTGGGAATTGTAAAGGCTCTCCCATAACATCATAAGGCTTGTTCATATCTCGAATTTGCCCGTTTACTTCTTCATGTGCATCCCTTGTCCTATCGTCTTTTGTACTAACCCATTCTTTTTGAAGGTCTAGCCCTGTTTGTTCTGCTGAAAAATGATTACCCGCATTACTTGAGCTAATAACCTCAGTTCGTGCTATTACTGTTGAACGATTAGGAATTATTTGATCTAAGTATAATTCGTCAATTCGCTGTGCAATTTGCGGTATGCTTTCGCCGTTTTCCTGGCCAATATCAACAATGTTTTTTAGTAATTTAACTGTTGTATCAGATACCAAAACAACTTTTTGAGCGACATTGTTTTTAATCCACCCTTGCACATTCTTAGCAAAGACATTAAACAATTCTTTAAATATCTTAATCTCTAAGTCTGTTGCCTCGTTTTTCAATTGGTCAAAGGTTGCTTGTCCAAAGTCTTGTATAACCATCTGATTAACAGCCTCTATAACCTTAGCAAACTCTTTCATTTGCGTTTTTACAGTATCTTCAATACCTTTTATTCCATCACTCTCAAACGCCTTTAAAATGGCTTTTTGCTCATTTTTAAAATACTTCTGAATTTGCATAGTGACAGTTTTATAATAAGTTTCTCGGCGTTTTTCCATACTGTGCCAAAAATCAGTTTTTTGCTCGTCACTTTCCAAATTAAAGGCCTTCATAAAAAAATGTTTTTGTCCGTCCTTATTCGGATCATTTAAAGGCTGTTGTTGTGGAGGTGGTGTAGGTTGATAAATAATTTCCCCTTTATCATTAACCACTCGTAACGTATTTGGAATGTATAATACATCGCCATCTTTTAACGTTTCATATCCTAACTCAGAACGCCCTTCATTAACGGTAATTAAGCCCGCTTGCACATCTGCTCTAATTCTAGTCGCTTTGTCATTGTTGTTTTCCTGCAATGCTTCAATTGTGTCTTTGTCATAATCTAAATATAAACCCTCGCCAAATAAAGGCGCTAATTCTGAGTTAAATTTATCTCTGATACGGTCTAAGTGAGGCAATACAGTATCCATATAGAACGCTTTTCTAGCTTCTGCATAGTTAGCGTATGTTTTTTGTTCACCAACCCCTATAATTTCAGGAGGTACGCCAAAAGCTGTGCAAATTTCTAAACGGCTCATTTTTTTAGATTCAATAAAGTCCATATCTCTTGGAGATAGGCCCATTTCTTTCCAATCTAATCCACCTTCTAATAACATGAACCGCCCTGCATTTGAAGCGCCTTTATAAGCTGTGTTTAGTTCATCTTTTAATCTGTCATATTGTGGCTCTCCTAATGTGCTAGGTGTTACCATCGCCCCGCTAGGTCTTGCCCCGTTATTTAAAAGACTATTATTCCAGGTACTCGCTAAATTATCGTTGTCAATCCCTCTAGCTCCTGCCTCAATTGGAGAAAAGCCGTATAAATCATTTAATGGATGGAATGTTTTTAGGTGCATTACCTTCTGAGGCTCAAAATAAACCTGTTGAGCGCCTACAGTATAAGTATATTTACTTACTAATCCTAAAACGTTTCCTGGTGTAATTGTCATACGATCCGAACGTAAAGGCCATAATTCCGTAACCCTTCCGTCATTTGGTCCATTCTTCTCAATATAAATATTTCCGCTCAACAATCCGAACGCTAAGATACTTTCTATAAACTCCTGTTTACTTTGCGTTTCATTCGGTCTGTAAAGTAGATTCAATAAAGGATGATCTTCTATTTCCTCTTTTTTCTTCCCTCTTTTACTGTATAGATTCCATTCTACGCCTGCGCCTGCTTGAGCAATTGCCATAACGCAACGGTAAACCCATACATTTTGCATAAAACCTTCATTTGCTAAATTCTCGTAATTTCTAGGTGTCCATACAGCTTGACCACTAAAAAACCGAACAATAGCCCCTGTGGTTGCGCTTGCTTTCGTGTTTCTTGAAAGCCAATCCTTTAATCCCATTCCCTCACCCGCCTAATTATCAATAGTTATTTGTTGTAGTTCGCTAAAGAAATATTTTGTAGCTGAGTAATAAACTTTTACCCTCACATATGCAAAACCTGGCTTTGTAAAAATATCACCATCAAAAATGGCACTACATTGACCACCTACAGCATTTAAGATTGTTGCAGGCTTTTCTATGAAAGCCCCGTTATTAACGCTAATATAAGCCGTTACGGTTGCCCCTGTTAAATCTACAGCGCCCTTATTGTCATTAACGGTAAAAGATAATTTATTCCCTATATCCCCTTTTGTTACTTGCATTATATCACCCCTAAATTATGAAGGTTGTTTCTAGCTTTTGATTAATTTTAAATTCTGTTTCTATATTCGGTTGAATCGTAAAATCTAACGATAAATTTTGATTAACTGTAAATGTTGTTATTAATAATTGCTCATACGTAAAGAATGTATCGTCTGTATGATCCGTTAAGCTAATTGAATCACGCAATGTAACCTGGTAATTATTCACTTTGATCAAATTCCCTGTTACTGAATCAACTAAATTAACTGTGTCTGTTAATGTTTTTTTAGATGAAACTTGTTTATTTAATGTATCACTTAATGTAATTGAATCATTTAGTGTTTTAACAACCGTTATTCGTTTATTAATTGAATCACTTAAAATAATTGAATCATTTAACGTAACTTGGTAAGTTCTAACCCCGTTAGAAAAATTACTATTCATAGAATCGGTTAACGCTATTGAATCGACTAATGATTTTAAAGCTGAGTATTGCCTGCTTAATGAATCGGTTAATGTGATTGTATCCGCTAATGATTTATTATAAGTAGCTCGCTTTACAATTGGGTTATCAACTAATGAAAGTGAATCAGTTAACGTTTTTTTACTCGTTACTGTTTTATTAGTAATTGAATCAGATAAACTAATTGAATCAGATAAATTGACGGTATACGAATTACCCGTTGCTAAATCTTCAACAATGAAATTGTCCAATCTTGAATTTGGATATTTATAAAGCATTAACCCATGCTTTGTAGCTGTTTGATAACTAGTTTCAGTAACATTTATTATGTTTGTACCGTTTTTAAATACTTTAATATTTGATCCACTTGCTTCAACTCGGATAGTATCACCATTTGCAAAAGTTGTTCCTGTTGCAATATCTGTTGATGATCCGCTTACATATTTGTATAAAAGATAATTACCTGTTCCTGTATCAGCCATTAACATTAGCATATTTTCAGCATCTACAATACGGAAGGCTATT